GGCTCCCATTCCCCCCCTGTCCGGCCGAGGTGATGGATCTTGGGACTACGCGGCATCGTCGGTGAGGGTGATAGACGCCGATCATTGCAGGCCATCCGTGACGCTCTGGCCTCGGAGCTTGAGGTGGCGGCGGGTTCCGTCGCAGCGTCGCTAGCCCGCGAGTTGCGTGCGGTCCTGGCGGAGATCGCCGCACTTCCGGACGAGAAGGTGAGCACTCCGCTCGATGTCATCGTTGCTAGCGTCGCCAGTCTCGACGAGTACCGACGTTCTCGGCATTCAAGCCCCGCGGGTTCATAGGGCGCCGCTTTACACGCGGACGTTGGGCCTTGAGGTCGTCGATTTCATGGCAGCAGTCGGTAAGCCACTCGACGAGTGGCAGGCGCTGATGGTCGTGGATACGTTCGGCCTGCGGCCGGATGGCTACTGGGCGGCCTTCGAATGTGCGGGCCTGGTACCGCGGCAGAACGGCAAGGGCGCGTATACCGAGGCGGTCGAGTTGGGTGGCCTGTTCCTGTTCGGCGATCAGATCATCATGCATTCGGCGCATCTGTTTAAGACGGCCAAGCAATCGTTTCAGCGGCTCATCGATATCATTGATGGCTCGGACTGGCTGACTAAGCGGGTCGCGCAGGTGGTGCGGGCCCGCGGCGACGAGGAGATCAGGCTCACCGCCAAGGCTGGCGGAGGGCGTCTGCTGTGTTTTTCTCGTAGCGGCGGTGCAGGCCGCGGCTTTACCGGGGATAAGACGGTCTTCGACGAGTGCGCCTATCTGACAGTGGAGCAGTATCAGGCTGCTACGCCCACGTTGGCGACTGTGCCGAATCCGCAGATCATCTATACCGGGACGCCGCCGGACGAGGATGTCGGGCCGATGCCCGCCGATGCGATGATGCCGTCGGTGCGTCGGCGTGCAAATAGCGGCGGTGATCGTATAGCTCTTTGGGAATGGTCGCCTCCGGACGTTTTCGACCGCAGCGATCCGCGGTTGATGGCGGCTTGCAATCCGTCGTTGGGCAAGCGGATTCCGCTGTGGTTCCTTCAAAAGCAGTTGGCCAATTTCACCGCTGCGGGTAGGCCGGAGAAGTTCGATACGGAGCATTTGGGGCTATGGCCGAAGGATGCTTCGGAGCAGTGGCAGAAGATCCCTGAGGCCGAGTGGCGTGAGGCTGAGGACGCCTCCTCCAAGACGTCGAATGTTGTGGCCTTGTCCATTGAGGTCAACCTCGAGCGCAGCCAGGCATCAATCCAGGTGTCGGGGCGGCGTGATGGTGATCCGCGGATCCGCCACGTGTATGTACGCCGCGCCGAATCGGGTACTGCATGGGTCGTTGCGGATGTGCTCGAGGCGATGGACGAGTTCGAGGTCGTCGCGGTCACCGTCGACTCCGGTGGGCCGGCCGGATCGCTGATCCCCGACCTAGAGGCGGCCGGCATCGACGTGCTAAAGCCATCTGTTCGGGATCTGGCCGCGGCCTGCGGGGCGATGCGCGACGGTATCGCGGGTAAGGCCAAGGATGGCGAGGATCTGGCGGCGGTGCGCAACATCCGGCACATGGGCCAGCAGCCGTTGACAGACGCGGTCGCAGGGCTGACCGGCCGGAAGGTGTCTGAGACCGAGGTTTGGGAGCGTGCCGGGCTCGGGTTCATGGCCGTGGGCGCCGCGACAGCGTTGTGGGCACACGCAATCAAGTCATCTGACTATGACCTTATGCGGTCGTTCGGGTAGGGGGTCTGGTGGACGAGTTCACTGCCCGTGTGGACGAGTTGGTGGCGACCGGCCTGGAGGCGTTGGCGGTTTTGTTGTTGGCGGCGGGGGCTGCGGCGCTGTTGTTCCCGGCGCTGGGTTGGGGTTGTCTGTGTGGGGCGGGTGTGGTTGTTCTGGTCGGGTCACAAATCCAGGCGATAACTGGCCTGTTCAAAGGTAGAGGGCGGCGGCAGTGAGTCTGTTTCGTCCTCAGTCGAAGCGTTATTTCGGCATTTCGGGTGCCGGGGATCTGATTCCGCAGCGCACCGCAACCCGCGCCGGGACTGTCACGGTCACCAATGACACCGCCCTGCGCCATTCGGCGGTGTGGGCGTGCCTGCGCCTGCGCGCCGACCTGGTCTCTACGCTGCCCGTCGACGTGTACCGGCGGGTCAACGGCCGTCAGGTGGAGATGCCCAAACCCCCGATTCTGGTGAATCCGGGTGGGGAGCGGGTCGACTGGTGCGAGTGGATGTACTCGTCGCAGTTCGATTTGGACCGGGCCGGGAACGTGTTCGGGCTGGTCACCGAGGTCAACTCGTTGGGGTTGCCGAACCGTATCGATTTGCAGCCGCTGTCCGAGTGTTCGGTGGGCCGGGAGAAGGGCCAGCTCTACTACCGCATCGGCGGTGTCCGATATGAGGGTCAGACTTTGGGCAAGGTGTGGCATGAACGCCAATTCACCGTCGCCGGGCTCGATGTAGGCCTGTCCCCGATCGCATACGCCGCCTATGCCATCGGCGAATACCTGTCCATCCAAGAATTTGCGCTGAACTGGTTCGGCGACGGTGCCATCCCCGCCGCCCACCTGCGTAACACACAGCGCACCATCCCCGGGCCGGTCATCACTGCGGTGAAGGCAACGTTTAAACAGGCGGTGGCCAACCGTGACCTGTTCGTGTCCGGTAACGACTGGGAATACAAGCCGATCCAGGCCGAGGCCATGGGCAATGCGTGGATTGAGGCGAAAGCGGCGTCAGTTGTGGAGATCGCCCGGTTCTTCGGGTGTCCCGCCACCCAAATCGATGGGGCGGTGGCCGGGTCTTCGGTGACGTACGCCAACTTGAGTCAGGACGAACTCCGGCTGCTGATCAACCATTTGGGGCCGTCGATCACCCGGCGGGAGACCAAGTTTTCGGCGAAGTGGCTGCCGCAGCCGCGTTATGTCAAGTTGAACAGTGATGCGCTGTTGCGGATGGATCCGAAGACCCGCGCCGAAGTTATCAAGATCAGGATTGATGCGCGGACGATGACGCCGGATCAGGCCCGCGAGCTTGAGAACGATGCGCCGTTGACGGATGCCGACTATGCACAGTTTGATCGGCTGTTCGGGTCGAAGAACCCGGCGCCGGCGCCGGCGCCGGTAGCCCGGGCTGCGGCTCCCGCGCTGCCGACGCGTGGACAGTTGGTGGATGAGTTGATCGCGAGATTGTTGGAGGACGACTACATCGACGGTGAGATTGTGCCGCCGGTTTTGGAAGGCCCCCCAAAAGGCTCGCGCTGAAGGCAGCGCTGACCCGTGTCAAGGCAAGGCGAGAAATAGCGACCCGGCACAACCCGAACCATGGCCCTGACGGCAAGTTTGCGCCCGCCCCAGGCCACGGCGGCCCAGGCGGCGCAGACAGTCAGACAGGTACAGAGGGTGAACACGGGTTCGGTGTCGACGCGCACGGCCACTCCTACACCGAATTCGATGTCGACGACACCACCGGGAAACCCAGGTTTTCCGAGTCCTACCGGAACAAGTACGGCCAGGTTTTGCATGAGGCCGGGATCGGTGACACCCCCTACCGGGTCGTCGAAACGGAGAAGGGCAAGGGCGTCCACCTCGCGGATGACAGCGGCGGCACGAAACACCGCCAGGTCGTTCAGGAGTTCACACCGAAGCAGGCGACGTCGCTCAGCGACGACGTGTACGCGGTCAACACCGGCGCGGCCGCCCGGGTCAACCACGACACGGGTGTGCATGTTCAATCCCATGGCGGGCCTGACTCTGACGGCTATGTCGGGGCGACGTTGACCTTCACCAGCGGCGCGAAGATCAGCTTCAATTCGGAGGACACGTTCGAGTTGCAGCAGAATCTGCATTTGACCAACCTGGGCGAAGCCCGCTCTGAGCCGTTCCGGCTCACACGTGTCAAGACCAGGGCCGGAACAACGACCCGGTTCAATCCGCATCACGATGCCCATGGGCAGTTCTCCTCGGGTGACGGCGTGCGCCAGACGTTGGCCGATGCCGGAACCGTTGGGCAGGTCAATGCCGCTGCTGCGGCCGAAGCGAAGACGATCACCGGCCGGGACATCGCATTCGATTTGGATGGCGACCCGCAGCTGGCCCGCGAACACAGCGAAGGCATACTGCGAGGGCTGGAAAGATATCCCGGCACGCCATTGCAGCGTGTCCAGGGCGGCCATGTGGAGGCACACGGGACAGAAGAGAAAGCGTGGGCGTCGACCTCAGCAGACGGAAAGACGATCACACTTCAATCACATAGCGATCCCGCCGCATTCCGGGAAGACTTGGCCCGCAACAGCCATGGCCCCGGATTCACCAACGAATTCTCTGCGGCCACCCCCATGGGCAATGCGCTACATGAGTTCGGGCATGCCGCCGCCAACCATTATGGCGTCAACGAGCCTGCGGCGAACACGGCCCGCGACCATGTAAAAAAGGTCATAAAGGATGACGACTTCCGGGCCGCCGTCGGATACACCATCTCCATCCGGGCCATGGAGAATAGTCACGAGTTGGTGGCCGAGGCATTCGCCGACGTGATGGTCAACGGCTCTGACGCGTCAAGCCTGTCTCACGCCATCGTCGGCACCCTCGATAGCCACATCCGCAGGTAGGTGATGATGACCGGTCGTCATGCAGCGCAGTGCCTGTTCTGCATCCACTGGCGCTCCCCATTGGATCAGCCCAATCTTGATGGGGTACCCGACCCGCCCCAAACCTGCGACGCCTATCCCGGTGGCATCCCGGACGATATTTGGTGGAATCGTGCCGATCACCGCCAGCCCCAACCCGGCGACCACGGCATCGGATGGGCACCGCTCGACGGCGCCGAGTTCCCCGAATACGCCATGAACACCTGAACACCTGACCACAGCCAAACCAAACAGCCAGCTCAAACATTCACCCGAAGGCCCGCCAACGTGCGGGCCTTCACCATGCCCGCCCCGCCGGCCGCTCAAGGAATTGAGGCGAGAACCCATGCCATACCAAGCCGAACACTCGCCCCAATGCCCACCCAGCAAACCGTGGGCATGCCTCAACCAGGCCACCGGCGAAGTCATGGGATGCCACACCACCCAACAAGACGCCCAAAACCAGGTCGATGCCCTCTACGCGAATGAGCCGATGATGATGTCGCAACCAGCCCAAACCATCAGGGCAGCCCAGCAGCACGCCACGGCCGACCCCCTGCGAGAAGCCGGGCAACGCCGCGCCGCCGCCGCCGCACAAGGCAAAACCCCCACCGGCGTCGAATTCCGGCTCCAAACAGTCCCCTGCGGCATGGCAAGAGCCAACGACTGGCCCACCCAAATGCGGGTCGCCACCGTCCAGCAAGACGGCAAAGTCTTCAAAGAAGTCACCGGCTACGCCTCCGTCTACGAACAGCCATACGACATGTGGGACTGGGCCGGCCCATACAAAGAGGTCGTCGCCGACGGTGCAGGCCGCGCATCTTTGGCCGCGAAACCCGACGTCCACTATCTGATCAACCATGCCGGGTTGAGTTTGGCCCGCACTATCGGGCGCACGCCCACCCTGTGGCTGTCCGAAGACCGGCAAGGCCTGTCCTACCGGGCGCTACTCAACCCGCAACGCGACGAGGTGCGCAACCTGGTGTTGGCCATCGAAGACGGTCAGATCACCGAAAACAGCTTCGCCTTCATGATCGACGCCGGTGAATGGTCGGCTGACTTCACCGAATTCCGCATCCAGCAATACAACATCAACCGCGGAGACGTGTCCTCAGTCAACCACGGCGCGAACCCGTTCACCAGCATCGGCCAACGCGACCAAACACAGCCCACCACCGAACGCACCACCGAACGCACCACCGAACGCGCCCAAGAGCGCACCGAAGACCTCCCGGCGACGGCCGGGACAAGGCAAGCCGCAGGCGAGATTGACCAGCGGGGCCGCTCCACCAACGAAATCGACGCCTGGCTCGCCGTCGTGGCAGCCAAACAGTAAACCCACCATCCCCACCCGCACCGGCGCAGACGACGACGGTGCCACGCAGGCGAGCACGCAGATGACGGCCGTCGGCGCAAGGGAGCCAAACCAAATTCCCTGCACCGAGAGGCAACCTCACCATGACCACATTCGAGGAACTCATCCAATCCGCCGAGGTGGAGGAAGACCAGACCCTCAAGCGCCGCGAACGTGCGCTCGCCGAAGTCAAAGTCATCCACGCCAAAGCCCGGCAAGAAGCACGCGCCCGGCTCACCGAACACGAAGACGCCGACGTCGCCGCCGCCATGCAATCACATGAAAACGCCGAAAACGATTTGAAGGCGATCCGCAGCAAACTCGCCCAACTCAAGACGGCCAAGGTCGCAGAAGACGCCAACACGGCCGCGCTCGAGACACGCGACCCGAACCCGGCCTCGACAGCGGTCGCCGCACGGCCCTCCTACGACCGGATCGCACGCGTCGGGGGTGAATCACGCACCTACCGCCCGGACACCGACCCGGTCGGGCGCCAGTTCCTCCTCGACGTCGCACGCCGCCACCTCGGTCTGGACGTCGAAGCCGACTACCGGCTCAACAACCACATGCGTGAAGAGCGCGTCGAGCGGGCGGCATACTTCCAGACCCGGGCCGCCGGCGACGCCACCACGGGTGCCTTCTCCGGCCTCGTCGTCCCGCAGTACCTCACGGACATGGTGGCGCCCGCGATCGCAGGGCTGCGGCCGTTCGCCGACATCTGCAACAAGCATCCGCTGCCCCCGAACGGGATGACCTTCAACATTTCGAAGATCACCACCGCGACGTCGGCGGCGCTGCAATCCTCGGAACTGTCGGCCGTCTCGGCAACCAGCATCGACGACACGTTGCTCGCCATCTCCGTGCAGACCGCGGCCGGGCAACAGCTCATGTCCCGCCAGGCCATCGAACGCGGCACCGGCACCGAAGACGTCACCGTCCAGGACCTCTACAAGCGGTACGCCACCGTCCTCGACTCGACCCTGATCAACCAGGCGTCGACCGGGCTCACCAACGTCGCCCAGTCCGTCGCCTACACCGACGGCACACCCACGGTCCAAGAACTCTGGCCGAAGATTCACAACGCGTTGTCCAACCAGGAAACCGCGCTGCTCGCCCAGGCCGTCCCCAGCCACGTGATCATGCACTCCAGGCGTTGGTACTGGATGCAAAGCCAGGTCGGCACGTCGTGGCCGTTCGTGTCCCAGCCCGGCATCCCAACCCAGGCCGGTGCAACGAACTTCGGTGTCGGCTACGCCGCCGGCGCCCGCGGGGTCCTGCCCAACGGCATGCCCGTCGTCGTCGACAACAACATCGGCACCACGCTCGGCGCCGGTACCGAGGACGAGATTTACACGGTGGCGGCAGCGGAATGCCACCTGTGGGAGGACTCCTCGGCACCTACGTTCATCCGGGCGGAGCAGCCCAGCGCGGCGTCTCTGGGCGTATTGCTAGTGCTCTATGGGTACTTCGCATACACCCATAATAGGTACACAAACGGACAATCCAAGATAGCTGGGACAGGGCTTATTGCCCCGACCTTCTAGGTTTGTCCTGATCTGTCCGACTCATACAAGTTGGCCCCGGCGGCGAGAACCCTGGGGCCAACCCAACCCCCAACACCTTCTCCGCCGCGCCGCTGAGTACCTGGAGGCCCCATGGCGACTGTTACCACGTACCGCGGTGACAACATCCAGCCGAACGCCGCGAACCTGTCCACCGCCCAGACCGGCAACGGCGCATCCACCAACGTCGCCGACCGCGGTGGCGCTCAGGGCGCCGCGCTGCTGAAGCTCGTAACCACCATCGGGTCGACGCCGACCGTGACCATCGCGATCGAGGGTTCAGCGGACGGCACCAACTTTTTCAACGTCGCCTACGCCACGGCCGCCGCGCCGGAGACGGTGGCGGTCGCCAACGTGGTCATCACCACCGCGACAACCAACTACTACATTCTGCGGCCGGGTCATCCGTGGCGTTACCTGCGGCTGACCTACTCAGCCAACACGAACGTCACCACCACCGCCGACGTTTGGATTTTCTGATGGACGAACCGAAGACGACCGACTCGTATGTTGCGGCTTTGCTGCGGGAGCGGGCGGGCTATGTGTATCGCGGTCTGAGCGACCGGGCGGAGCAGGTGACCGCCGAGTTGAAGCGGGTCGGCTACACCGATCCTCCCGAGGAGGCTGAGCGTGAGGCCCCGAAGGGTAACGCCCCGCGCGGTCGCCGGGCGGGCCAACAGGCTACGGCCGGCTAGGAGATGTGATGGCAACAATTGCAGCGAACGCGACCGCTTTGGGCGGCACGGTGGTCAGTTTGTGCTCGGCGTTGGCCGGTAACGGTGACACGACGAACACGGCCGACCGGGGCACGATGCCGAAGGCGAACTCGACAAAGATCAGGGTGACGCCGATCATCGGCGCGACCCCGACATGCACGTATTCGATTCAGGTGTCGGCTGACAACTCGTCGTTTTCGGCGGCCACCTATGCGGATGTGTCGACGCCGACAACGGATGTGGCGACAACGTTTGTGCTGACGGGTACGGCGGTCGCCGAGAAGATCGTCAAGTCGCAGTCGGCGTGGCGTTACATCAAGGTGACCATGTCGGCGAACACGAACGTCACCAACACCATCGACGTGATCTTCAACGACGCGAAGCGTTGGGTGTAGCCGATGGCGTTCGCGACGCTGGCCGAGGCGAAGACCCAACTGAACTTCCCGACGAGCGACACATCCAAGGACACGGAGCTTCAGTTCTATTTGGATGCTGCCACGGCACGGCTTGAGGACATGGTTGGTCAGTCGGCGTCGGCGTCGCGCAGCGAACGGCTCTATTCGATCTCCAACCGGATGCGTACCACATTCCGGCCGGTCACCGGCATCACGTCGATCACCGCGGTCGAGTCGTCGCTGACAGTGGCATCGACAGATCTTGTGATCGAGCATGCGTCGGCTGGTATCGTCCGCCGGATCAACTGGCAGGCGTTTTCCGGCTGGTATGACCTGGTCTACAGCGGCGGCTATACGTCGATCCTGGCCAACCACAAGCTGGCTTGTCTGATCACGTTCCAGCATCTGTGGCAGTTGCAGAACGGCCGCGGCCGCCCGGCGTCCGGCGAGGACGGTTTCCCCCCGCTTGGCGGGTTCGCCATCCCCAACCGTGCCCTCGAGTTGCTGTATGACACGCCGGCGATGGCTGTGGGCTTCGGCTGATGGCCACCCAGTCCATCTTCGCCTCGGTCATGGATGCGATCTACGCCAAGTGGGTTGCTGATACAACGCTCGCCGCGATGGTCACCGCCAACACGTTGCGGATCTACGACGGGCCGCCGGCCGAGGACCGCTCCTGCGATCGTGAACTGCGTTTGGGTGCGATCGGTGAAGACTTCGAAGACCCGATCGTCATCGCGCAAGAGTGGGCCACCTCGGGCGGCCCGGCCGTCGCGGAACGGGACGAGACGATCGACATTCCCTGCTCGGTGTGGGTGTGGTACGGCAACAACGACATGAGCGCCACCCGGGCCGCCGCCCAGGCCGTGTTCGACCCGGCGTGCACAGCGCTGCGGGGACAGACGTTGTCGCTGCCGAGTGTCATGTGGATTGAGACGAGCGCCGGGGTGTTCGTTCAGGTCGCCACAGACTCCGGTGCCGCCGTCATCCTCACCTTCACCGTCCGCGTGCAAAACCGTCTGCTGAACATCTAGGAGAACCCCAATGCCGGACATTGTCAGGCTGCGCTATGTCGGCGCGGTCCCGGTCAACGTGCCCGCCATCGTCCACGGCGAGGGTGGTGTGGAGCCGGACACGATCGTCGAGTTCCCCGGCAAAGTCCTCGAATCGCCGCAGGGCCAGCCCGACGATGCGGTTTATGTCGAGTCGGGCAATCCGCCCGAGCTGCGCGCCTGGCCGAAAAGTCTGTGGCGCGATGAAACTGTGACCAGCCGCAAGGCGAAGGAGTAACCGATGGCGACCGGCAGCGGCATCTGCTCGCAATTCATGTATAAGAACGAATCGACGGCTGGTGTCGCAGTCACACCCGATCATGCCTACAAGCATGTCAGCATCGGCGGGAACGGCCTGGATGTCATCTCCATCGACGACCCGGGTTTGGGTGGCTGCAACCTGGTCCCGACAATCGACCGGACAGTAAAGGTCGCCCAGCAAGTCTCCCGCGATGTTGAGCTCAACGTCGGGACACGCAACCTGGGCCTGATCTTCAAGCAGATGCTCGGCTCATCCGCAGTCGCCACCCTCCTGTCCGGGGCGTTCTATCGGCAGATCCACTGGAACGGTGACCTGGCAACCAAGTCGCTGACTGTCCAATTCGGAATGCCCGAGACCACCGCGACCGGCACCGTCCGCCCGTTCACCATCAACGGCTGCAAAATCACCCAGTGGGAGTTGGCGCAGGCCCGCAACGACTTCCTCAAACTCCGCTTCACCCTGGACGGCTGGGACGAGACCACCGCCACCGCCCTCGCCACCGCCGTCTATGTCGGCGGCACCGGGGCGACCATCAACGAGGCCCTGCGGTTCAACTGCTTCAGCGCCAAAATCGGCGGCACCCCATCGGTCGGCGCCGGTCTGATCACCGTGGCGGGCGGCACGGAGATCAAAGGCTGCCGCGGCGTCTCCGTCAAAGGTGTCCAACCTTTGCGCACCGACGGGTTCTTCTCCGGAGGCAACGGCACCAAGTCCGAGCAGCTGGTCGCCGGTGACGGGTTCCAACAGTTTTCCGCCGACCTGGACATCGAATTCCAGGATCGTACGCAGATCTACGACATTTTCGCCGCCTACACGACCACGGCGCTTGAGCTGTCGTGGATCGGGAAGGTCGATGCGGGAACGTCCCAGTTCGGGAAGGTGTCGGTGATTTTCCCGCAGTGCAAGTTGAAGGGTCCGGCGTCGCCGATGGTGACCGGGCCGGGCGCGCTGGACAACAAGGCGTCGGTGATGGCGTACGGGTCCAACGACGGCACGATGCCTGCGGTGCAGCTTCTATACGAAAACTTGGACACAGCCTTGTGATCATCACCAGTAACGGGGGCTCCGACTTCCGGGATTTGGCCGCGAAGTTCAAGGCCGCCGGGGCGCATGGCGCGGCGGTGCGTAAGGCGTCGACGAAGGCGATCCAAGGCCACCTTAAGAAGATCACCGACGAGCAGAAGGCCGAGATCATGGATTGGCGGCCCGGCGGCGTGTCCGGCCGGGGCGAGGTACGCCGCCGCCAGTTCACCGAAGCTCAGGCGGCACGCCAGTTCGCCCGCTCGGGTAGGCGCCGCCGCCCCCGCGCGTCGCACAGTCTGCGCTCCTACATTCGCGGGGCCATCAAATCCCGGGTCGCCTACACCGGCCGCCGGATCGGCGCCCGCATTTTCGTGGATCCGCAGGCGTTGCCGCCGTCGCAACGCCAACTGCCTAAGCATGTGGACAATCCGCGTGGTTGGCGGCATCCGGTGTGGGGCCACCGTGACCGTTGGGTGCGGCAGGCCGGTACACCCTATTTTTCGGGGCCGATCGAACGTCGCCGTAGCCAGATCGAGCGTGATGTTCAGGCCGAGGTCGACAAGGTGATGAGGACATTGCAGTGACTTTTGTGGTGGCGTGGAAAGGTCAAGAGCTCGACATCGATCCGGTCGATTTCACCGGCCTCGAGTTGAGTGAGGTCAAGAAGCGGACGGCGTTGACGTTCAAGACGCTGATCGAAGGGTTGCGGGAATGTGACGGCGACGCGATCCGGGCCTTGTTTTGGGTGGCGATGCGCCGCACTGATCCGGAGCTGAAGTTTTCCGAGTTCGACGGCCCGCCGCTGCGCCTGTTCCTGCAGCACTTCGAAGGCCTGTCCGTGGCAATGGATGAAGGCCTGGGAAAAGATCAGACGACCGAGACGGGCGAGAACGATGGTTCCCTGTCTTCGCCGTCGAATGCGGATACACCCGAGCCGACTATCTCGCTTTGACCGAACGCGACCGGCTCGCGATCATCGGCGAACTCAATAGAAGAGCGGGTGTGGAGGGCTGATGGCGTCGACGCTGTCCTGGAACCTTCACGGCAACGACCAACTGTCCGGGGTGCTCGAGCATCTGGATCGGACCCTGGGCAGCCTGTCTCGCAAGTTGGATGCGACGACCGCGGACGCCAGGCAGATGGGTGCGGCGTTCGGTGCGGCCGAAAACCCGGCCCGGCGTATGGGTGCCGGTGCCGAACATGCCGTGAGCCGCCTCGACGGGCTGACAGCCGGGTTCAGTCGCGTCATCGACAAGGCCAGATTCTTTGCTGTGGCCATGTCCACCGCCGCCCTGGCCGCCGTCGGTGCCATCGGGTTCATGGCCATCAAAACCGCCAGCGCCAACGAGTCGGCTGCGATCTCCTTCGAACTGCTGTTAGGCAGCGCGGAGAAGGCAAAGGATTTCTTCGGCGAGCTGCAGCGGTTTGCTGCCGCGACACCGTTCGAACTGCCCCAGTTGCGTGACGCGGCGTCCCGGCTGTTGGCGGTCGGCACCGCGGTCAAAGACATCATCCCGTTGCTGACCGCGCTCGGTGATGCCACCGCAGGGATGGGCACCGGCGCCGAAGGCATCGCCCGCGCTGTGACCGCTTTGACGCAGATGCAGCAGAAGACCAAGGTCACTGCCGAAGAGATGATGCAGTTGACCGAGGCCGGTCTGCCTGCGTGGGCCACGCTCGCCGCGTTCCTGAAGGTTGATGTCGCCACGGCGATGAAGATGGTGGAGCGGCGCACGGTCGACGCGACAGCCATGTTCCAGGCTTTGGAGCAGAAGGCCGGCCCGTCGATGCAACGGCTGTCCGGGATGATGGAACGCCAGTCTCACACTTTGGAAGGCGTGTGGTCGACGTTCAAGGACAACGCCGGTCAGGCCCTTGCCAAGTTCGCTGAGCCTCTGCTCCCTGGGCTGATCAAAATCATTGGGCGGCTGGGGGAGATCACCCCAAAGATTTTGGACAAGATCCGGGACATGGTGCGGCAGGTCGGCCAAATCTTCGGGTCCTCCGACGTCGGCGACAAGATCTTTGCCTCGCTGAAGGCCCTGGGTGAAACGGTTCTGCCCAAGCTGGAGACGGCGTGGAACCGGCTGCTGGGCACCATCTCCAACAACCGTGAAGGCCTGGAAAAGCTGGGCAGGTTCATCGCCGAGTTTGTGATCCCGTTCATGGGCGCGAGCCTTGTCGCCGCGATCGACATGACCACGACCGCGTTGCGGGCGTTGATCTGGATGACCGCGCGTGTGGTCGACGCGATGCAGCTGATGGCCGGCACCACCCTGTCGATGCTGGGTTTGATCGTGCACGCGGCGGATCTGGCGTGGGGCTGGATCCCCGAGCTGGGTCCGAAGCTGCACAATGCGGCGGGCGAGTTTGACAAGTGGGCCAACGGGATCATGGACAAGCTGAACGCGTTGGATGGTGCTGCGCGGGGTAATGCGCTTTTGGGTGTGTCGGGTTGGGCGTCGCAGCGTAGTAGTGAGCGGCAGGGCCGGGCGACTGGCGGGCCGGTGTGGGCGGGTATGGCATACACGGCGAACGAGTTCGGGCCTGAGGGCTTCATCGCCGCGACGACCGGCACAGTGCAGCCGTATCAGGCCAACAGCCGCACGGGCACGGGTGACCAGTTCCTCGGCACCGTCCGGTTTGAGCTAGGCCTCGATGGGCGAACCATCCACGAGAAGCTGCTCAGCTTTAAGACCAACAGTGGCAAAGTCTCGCTGGAACTGGGCTGATGGCAGCCAACCAAACGTGGAAGATCGAGATTGCGTTCACGTCGCAACCCAACGCGCTCAACCCCGTCTACGCCGACGTCACCCCGGATGTGGACGGCATGTTCGAGATCGTCGCCGGGGAAACCGCGAACAGTTCCGACCCGGGTAACACGCTCACCTTCCAGCTGCAAAACAAAGATCAGCGTTACACGCCCGGGAACCTGCTATCCGCGACCGCTTTGAAGTCCGGGCGGAAGGTGCGTGTCACCAACACGATCGCCGACCAGCTGATCGAACTGTTCACCGGCTACATCCAGTTCCCGACGATCGACCAGTGGGTCGAGTCGAACGCCACCGAACCCCGCACCCAAACCATCACCGTCACCGCCGTAGATCAAGAGGCCAGGCTGTCGCGTGGCCGGGCGTTCGTTTCCGCGTTGGCCGAACACATCGTCTACACCGGCAGCACCGACCTGAAAGGATATTGGACTCTCACCGAGGAGCAGCAGCCGTTCGCCGGGACCGGGCCGACCGCTGCCGCGCTGGACTTGGTGATGTACCGCACCGGCACCACCGGCCTGTCCGTTGCCCCGCAGCCCAATACCGGGCTGGCCCCGCCCGGTGGGGAAAACTCGGGTGCCCGGATGCCGTCGGATCCGACCGGGCCGGGACACGTGTTCATCCGAACCCATCTGCCCGCAGGGTTCGCCCCCGCCGTCGGCGCATCCGACGCGATCGTCGTCGTGTTCTGGTTCGCGTTCGCGCCCACCATGGCCGCCAACGACGCCGCCTTCCAGCAAATCCTGACCTTCAACGCCCCCACAGCCGCGGTCACCCTGGAACGGAATGTCACCACCCGCCAGTGGACGCTCACCTCGACCGGCCTGGTCGGGTCGATCTCCGGTGGCATGGTCGGCAACGAAGCCCTCCTGCCGATCGGTGTGTATCTGAAGGAATCGACCGGCGTCCTCGAACTGTGGACAGGCGGGCAGCGGCAGACCACAACGTTGACCGGTGCGCCCGTGGGTGCGGGAACGTTCCTGTGGGGCGACCTCGGCTACCAGATCGACTACGACCTGTCCCATTTGCAGATTTACGTCGGCAACAATTTCGGCTACACCCAGTTTTTGGAGCAAATCCAGCAGGGCTACTCGCCGCTGGAAGGCCAGCCGACCGGCTCCCGCATCCACACCCTGCTCGACTACGCCGGATACCCGCGAGGCGACGCCTTCCGCGACATCGACCCCGGCGTCTCAGTGATGAGCGCCGCCACCCTGGCCGGGCTGAACCCGAAGGACGCCATCGACGTGGCGGTGGAAACCGAACAGGGCCGCTTCTACATTTCCGGCCGCGGCCAAACCGTGTTCGCCGACCGTAAACGCCTCTACAACATCTAGCCCAAGGGAAACGGATCGATGGCCACAGCCGGTTACGCCCAAACGTTGATCACCGCCCAGTCTGATGGCACCTCCCGCGCGTCGTTCACCACGGCGATCACGATCCTGCCCGACCATGCCCGGTGGACGATCCCCGCCGGGTACTTCTTCATCGGCAAAAAGCTGCGCGTCACCGCGTCCGGGCGTATCTCCAATGTGGTCACCGCCCAGCCCACGTTCCAGTTCCTGTTCAAGCTGGGGCCCACGTCGAACATAACCGTGTTCGACGGCGGGAACATGACGACGTCGACCACCGCCCACACGACTGTGCCGTGGTCGCTGGAAATCGACCTGACATGCCGGGCTGTCGGAGCCGGCACCACGGCGACGCTGATGGGTCAGGGCCGTGTGTGGTCGCGTGCGTTCGTCGTCTCCGGCGCCACAGCTGATTCGGTGAACACCCACACGACGTTGATGATCCCGGCGACCACACCGGCGGTCGGCGGCGGCTTCGACTCGACGGTGGCCAACATCGCCGACCTGTTCGCCGCGTGCGGCACATCCGACCCCGCCAACCTGATCCAGTTGCATCAGTATTCTCTTGAAGATCTTTATTGAGGTCTGATGCCGACGCCTTTGCAGCAGTCGCCGATCATATTCACCCCGGCCGCACGCCCCCCAATTGGTATCCGCCGCCCCTACGGCGTCGCCGTAGGCGGTTTGGCCCCCGTCCCATTCGACATCCCCGTCTGCTGGCTCACCCCACCGGTCACCCTGCGCATGGAACAGCCCTACACCACCGCCGCCGTATCCCGCGACGGCGGCGGAACCTACCGCGACGTCAACACCGGCAACCGCGACGAATACGGCGACTTCCAATACACGGCAGACCTTGCCACGTTCACCGACCGGGACCCGGCGAACCTGGCACATTGGACGGTCACCTACCGGTCTGTGCCACGCACCCGCTGCTCACAGATCGTGGTCAACCTGATGTTTAGGACCGACACCGAACGGGTTGCCCTGCTGCGGATACCCCGATGGTCACGGATCCAGCTGACCGGTGTCCCACCCGAATTCCCGGAAGGCGCCAACTCGCTTGTAGTGGCCGGGACGAAACATCAAATCAGCCTGGCCGGGCATCTGCTGTATTTCACGACCGGGCCGGTGATCGGCGCGGTCGCCGGGGTGCCGGGGCCGTGGTTCCGCTACGGCTCGAGCTCGTGGGGCGGCACCGATGTCATACCGTTCTGATCTTGAGGTGGAGGTCTAGTGGCGACCGTTCCGACACCGCCCGACTTCACGGACGGCGCCTCCTCCTCCTCGCAGCTCAATCAGCTACGCGATGCGATCAAGTTTCTGCAACGGCCACCCAACGCACAACTACGCCAGGCTGTTGTCCAAGCCGTCACCACCGCCGTATGGACGGCCATCACCTTCGACGCCGAAGACATCGACGACGACACCGAAGGCACCGGCGGGCACTCCACCTCCTCCAACACGAGCCGCTACACCGCCCGCTACCCCGGCCGCTACGACCTCGGCGGCGGCATGGCATGGGCCTCCAACAACACCGGCGTACGCGGCACCTACTGGTCAGTCAACGGCGTGGCACAAAACGGGTCGCAAACCCTTGAGGCCACCATCAACGGCCTGGACGCCTGCTACTCGGCACGGTCGATCGAAGTGTATTTAGCTGTCGGCGACTACCTCGAACTGTTCGCCTACCAATCCTCCGGCGGCAACCTGAACACGGGTATCACCTCGGCAGTCGAGCAGCCATCAGCCAAGGTCCGCTGGGTGAGCATATGAACAACTGGTGGCTGGTAATCCAAGCGCCTTCCGGTCGCTATGCCTGGTCGTTGGGCGACCCGGACCCGGACAGCCGCGACGACCTCGTCGTCCGCGCCAAGGCCCTACTTGACATGCCGGGCGGCGACGAGTGGGTGTCCAAGCCGCACCTGGGATGGCATTGCCTTCTAGCACCTGGCGAAACCGAGCTGCCTCAAGGCAAGCCGCACCCGGCCGTCGGCGCTGTTGTCCGCGACGTGGCCGAACTGCGTGCGCTACCAGTAGCGAAGGTGCACGCATGGCGGGACGCCGACACGACGGCCCGAGCGCAGGCCCGAATCGACGGAGCGCGGGCGATGTTCAACGAACTCAGCGAAGACGAGAAGGCCCTCCTGCGGGCACACCTGGGCCCGGGATAGGAGACCGCGATGAGCACCCCCGGCGTCGATTACGCCTTCCCGCCGCGGCCGGACATCACCGCGCTCGCTGCGGCCGGGTTCAAGTTCGCGTGCCGTTACGGCGGCCCGGGTACCCGCGACAAGCAGCTCGACGCGGCCGAGGCCAACAGTCTCGCCGCTGCTGGTATCTCGGTGGTGTCCAATGCGGAGGGTGCCGCCGACGGCCTGGGCAACGGCTGGGCGGTCGGGGTGTCGTGGGCGAAGACGGCCGACTACTGGTTCAAATCCTGCGGGATGCCCGCGGACCGGCCGATCTATCTCTCTGCTGACTTCGACGTGACGGTCGAGGACTGGCCGGCGGTCGCCGAGGCGCTCAAGGGTGCGGCGTCCGTCATCGGTGTCGCCCGGGTCGGTGTGTACGGCAGCTACAACGTGATGCGCTGGGCCGCCCGTGACGGCGTCGCCAAGTGGTACTGGCAGTGCTTCGCTTGGTCCTACGGGCGTTGGGCGCCGGGTAACCACATCGAGCAGTACCGCAACGGTGTCACCATCGGCGGCGCCGACTGCGACCTCAACCGTGCCCTGCAGGACGACTACGGCCAGTGGATGCCCGGCCGCACACCGACGAAGGGATCCAAGATGTACGTGCTCGTGAGCAAGATCGGCGACGACAAGGTGTACCTTGCCGACGGCATGGTCTGCCGGTGGATCGAGTCGCCGCAGGATTTGGCCGACATCCGCTACCTGGCATCCACCGGTCAGATCGCGCCGCTATACAAGGCCGGCGAGATCCAGGAGGTCGAGAACCTGGGCGTGTACGGGGTGGAGCTGTCCGAACTCGGAGCGCCCGGCCCGCAAGGCCCTGAGGGTCCGGCCGGCCCGCAGGGACCACCTGGCGACGACGCCACCCTTGCACCCGGGACGACGCTGAAGGTCACCGACAGCCCTCTCTGACCCGCACCTGAACACAAGCGAACGGGAGGCCCGGTGTGGGAGGCGATGGCGGCCGACAGTGGCCCCTGGGCTGGGTGGGCGCTCTTTATAGCTTTGGCCTCATACATCTCGCGGTCGATCATTCGCGGGCGTCTGATTCCCTTGCGATCCCACGAACGGGAGCTGGCAAACAAACAGGCCGAAGTGGACCGGTTGACGGCGGCACTGGACAAGACCGAAAGCCAGCGGGACCGTCTGCTGGGGCTGGCGGAGGTTACGGTAAGCGTTATGCGCGCGTTGCCGTCGGCTCCGGCGGCGCAGAACAGGGATCCGGTGCCGTGAGGTGGCCGTGGCGGCGCGAACGCGACGAGTCTGCGCGTAAGGCCGCCGAACGCATAGCCGCCGCGCAGGAACGTGAAGACGCGGCCGACGCGGCTGAGCCACGTGTGTCGCGTGTTGCTCGCCAGCTCGAGCGGCTCCGGAAGGAGAACCAGTTCGGTCCCCGGCTGCTCGCCGCGTTCAAGGACGATCAGTGAGCCACATCCTGCTGGTGCTCGCGTTCGTGGGAGTGACCGGTTTTGTGGTCGTCTTCGGCCTGACCGTGGCGTGGTGGCGCGATGAGGTTCTGACCAATGCGTTCGTGTTCGCCTCATGTGAGGCGGCGATCCTGGGGCTGTCGCTGGTGGCGATGTTGTTCGGCCGTCCCGCCTGGCAGCAGCTGCTCGGCTTCGCGGCGTTTGTCGTCTTCACTGTCGTGGCGTGGTGGCGTCTGATCGTGTTGGTGCGCAGCAAGATCGCCGAGTGGCGCCGCCGCTAGCCCGCCGTTCGCCGGGCGGGAATCAACCGAACGATTGAGGAGCCGATATGTCGATCCCTGTTCCCAGTCCCGAGGAAGCACAGTCCGGTGAACCCGCGCTGAAGGTCAGCGTCATCACCGCCGCTGTCGGTGCGCTCATCGCCGCCGTCGCAGCGTTCGGGTTCAAACTGACCGCCGAGCAGACAGCGGCGGTGATGACGGTGACGACCATCGTCGCGCCGATCGTGTCGGGCTGGTTCACCCGCTCCCGCGTGTACAGCCCGGCGAGCGTCGCGAAGCTGCTGTCGAAGGAGTGAGCCCGATGCTCGCCTTCCTACTGCTGGCGATCGCCTTCCTGTGCTTCGTGCTCGCCGCGTTCGGGGTCTCCGCCGGCCCCGTCAACCTGATCGCGCTCGGGCTCGCATGCTGGATCCTCATACCGCTGATGGCCGCATGGCCAGGCTAGAACCCACCACCAAGGAGAGATCATGACGGAAGCACCCGAAGACGCTGTGGCCGACGAAGCGGTCGAAGCACCCGTTGAAGGCGACCCCGAGGGCGATGCTGCGACTGAAGGCGAACCCGCCGCCGAGTAACCTGAGGATCGACTACCCGGCCCGAGCCTCGCCGGTCCTCCCCGCTCCAGCCCTATACCGACTCACCAACACAAAAGGCCCGCTCCCTGATGGGGGGCGGGCCTTTCTTCGTGCATGAAAAAGGGCCAGACGCCCCGCTAGAGCGTCTGGCCCTTTCTGTTGTACCTGAGCGGCTAGCGGGACCGCTAGGTCCACTAGACGCTTACGCGCTCGTCATCTGGTCGGCTGTCGGGCCAGCCGGACTCACCTGTGCCGACATCATCGCGAAGTCGGATTCCAGTTGGTTGAGCTCTCGTGCCTTGCGGCGAGCCTCCCGCTCGTTCCATTTCCGGGTCCACTGTGCGCGCCCGGCGCTGTCCATCTCGTCGTAGCGGGCGCGTCGGCGTGCATCTGCGAGCCGCACCGCGTCGGTCTTCGTGCGCCTCGAGGACGCCGCCGCTGGGGTGGTTTCGCCTTCTTGCGCCCGGACCTCGTCCAGGAGCTTGGTGGCATACCACTCAGCACCGATGAAGCAGCCGACTGTCAGAACGCCCCACAGCTGATAGCCGAGGTTGTCGCCAGCGTAGACGTTGCACACCAGCGACAGCGCGCCTGCGACGGACATGATGAGCAGTCCTGCGCGGCGTGTTCCGGGCTTGAATCGGGGGAGTCGACCAACCTTGCCCAGCAGGGCGAAGCCGTCGATGAACACAGGGGTGATCCAGCGCTGCCAGTCCTGGAGACCGATGGAGTCGGCTGTCTTCACGATGTGCGTGTAGCTGACTCCGGCAGCTGTCGCCATGAATGCGTAGGCGACGATGGCCGCGATCAACGCGGGCCAGACGATTTTGCGAGTGTCTTTCATGGGGTCCTCCTTGGGACTCCTGGACGCCGCCAGTCGGCGCCCCGCGTCGTGACTGGCGGCTGGCGCGGAGCGGTGCTCGACGCGCGGGTTCAGGGAGTCCGGGGCCAATGCCCACCGGATTCAGGGTGTGGACCGAATACCTGAACGTGGGCCTGCGGGCTTTGCACCCGGTCGGCGGCGTGGATACCGCTGGCCCGTTCGTGTTAGTCGCCCACGCGACGTTGCGCTTCGCGGTAGACGGCATCGTTGGCCCGCGTAGCGCTTTCTTCGCCGAACACGTCTGCGACAAGGTCGGCGACAATCCCAGCGAGGGCGTCCCGTTTGACGCGGGCACGATGCACAGCCTCGGCGTATTCGGCTGTCGGCACCTGCTCGTTCGCGACCGCGTCCCGGTACTCCTGGACGCTTTGGACGTATATCTCGGCGTATGACTTCATCTTGGCTTCGATGATCTGGTCCATGTGGACCTCCTTTCGTGGCCCGCCCGGGATTCGAACCCGGCCTCCGATGCTGCTGTTGCACTTCCAGCGTGCTCACGGGCCTAGATGCCGGGATGACGCTCCCGGCGGGCGGCGCCGCACTTCGGTGGCTGCTCCCTATCCAGCTATGGCGGAAACCCTCTCGGCAGGTTCGGCGCCGATTTCCTAGCCCTCGTCACGTGATGGGCGATCGCGCTCGATTACGGCTCGAAGCGGCTAGAGCCGACCACGTCTCGATGTGGCCACCGGCTCGGTTTAACGTCGCGTGCTGGACGTGATGCTCTAATTCCCATGGTAGCACTGTTTACGCAGTGCGCAAGGCCTCTGGGTCACAGCCTCGGCGAGCCGTCTGCCTGGGGAAAAGCACCCTCTACTAATAGCGGGAGGGAGGTCAAACGTGAGGGCGCTGGTCAGCGCGGCTATGCGATCTTGGCCTGCTGTCCGGTTCGGCCGGGTTTGTTGGCCGAGGCCACGCCGGGTCACATGGAAGATCGTCGACGGAAAGGCACGGTTTGCGGCTTCGCCCGTTACCGGCCGTGGATCATCGTCAAGAATTGTCCGAAGGGCTGACTGTTAAAACAGTACAGAACGGGCCGAGTGAAAGAACCCGACACAATGAACGGACAAATGGACAGATCCAGATCCCTAAGTACACCAGGTCAACCCACGTTGCCCAGCGTCACAACTCCCCAGCCAACCGGCGCCGATGCCGCGAAACAGCATCCGTCACAGCCGACCGCGACTTGTAACCCAGCTTAGCCGCCAACTCCCGATCAGAGAGCCCCGATTTGGCGAGCGCCTGCACGATCCCCTCGTCGCCTGCCGCCTTCAGTGTGGCCACCGTCGGGCCTTTCAGGTCCGAGAGGTGCCGGGCCAGTTCGACGCGCCGGATGCCGTGCGCCCAGGCCAGTTCGCGCATGAGCGCGATCAGGTCCTTGAGCGGGATGGCCCTGGCTACTTTCGGGTCGCGTGTCGCCATGGCGTCAGTGTACTGCTATCACAGCGCGGGAGTAAAGATGCGGCTCCTGGCGCCCCGGCCCGAGCTTCCTGGTTGTGAACCGGCGGAAGAAACACTCCGGCCGGGGGCAGAACCTATTATGCGCATCATGCGCATGGTCGCAACAGTGCACGGTGTGATCGACTTGGGTTATCCAGTCCGAGGAGATCGCCTGCTCATGCCCAGACCGCTGACCTACGTCGAGATCGCCGACGAGCTGGAGGCGCGCATCCACAAGGGCGTCTACAGGCCGGGTGAGAAGTTGCCGACGCAGCGGGAGTTGGCGGTGGCGTTCGGTGTCAGCGAGCAGACAATTTCGAAGGCGACTGCGCTGGTCAAGGACCGGGGTTTGGTGTATTCGGCGCCGCCGCGGGGTGTGTTCGTCAACGAGTAGCTGTAGGAACGGCGACGCCTTATCGGCGAACACCCGCCTACCGTTACACATTCGCACGTGATTCGATACATTCGGTCACTTTTGCTTGGCGGGGGTTGCCCGGATCTATCGGCGTGGATCAGGCTGGGGCGTCTCGGGGAACGCGGGTGCGCAGCATCCCCCGCCCTTTGTCTCCTTCGCCGCCACGGCGCCCACCCCACGGGAGTCCCCCATGCTTAGAGCTCTGCTGTTCATTCCCGCGCACGATCCGGATGACCGCAAATGGATGGTGGCCCTCTGGGGCTACTGCATGCGCCGCGGATTGCGGCCAGCCGCCGTCGTACACCAATGGTGCGACGTGCTCAAGATGATGGCCGACGGTGCCGCGCACAAGGTTGTGGTCGCCCGGCTGGATCAGGTGAGTTGGCTCGACGTGGTCAGCGAGGAGCGGGAGCAACCCCCGAGCGCGAGGCAGCGACGGCCACGTCTGACAGGCGAGGCAGAAGGCTGACCGCAGCCTCCATGTCCACGGCGGCGACCTGCGCGTAGCCGGCGGTGGTGGCCGGGTTTTCGTGGCCGAGCAGCTGCTGGGTGACCAGGATGTCGCGGTGTTTGCGCTGCACCTGGGTTCCGAACCAGTGGCGGCACCGGTGAAGGCCGACCTTGGGCATGCCGAGTCTGCGGGCGAAGTGTAGCCAGGAGCGTTGGGATACCCATTCGGCGTCGTGGTCGGTGATGCGGCCTGCAGGTAGGGCGGCGACGGCCGCCCATACTTCTTCGTGGGTGGGGACGATGCGCGGCTTGCGGCCTTTGCCGCAGCGCACGATGATCCGGTCGGTGATGTCGGCCCGGTCGAGTTGTGCGATTTCCATGCACCGCAGCCCGGCGAAGCTGGCGAGGATGACGAAGGTGCGGAATGGTTCGGCGGCTTCGGTGACGAGGCGGTGTAGTTCGTGGTCGCTGACGGGGTTGGGTAGCCGTTTGGGGACTTTGGGGCGGGTGATCAGTTCCATCGGGTTGAAGTCGATGATGCCTTCGTCGTGTGCCCAGGTGAAGAAGCCGTTCATGGCGCCGTAGTAGGTTTCGCGGCTGCCGAGGCTGAGTCCTTCGCGCCATAGCCATGTGTCGAGTTCGTCGGCGTTGGACAGTAGGCCGCCGGGTAGGTCTCGGTTGAGGACGGTGAGGGTTCGGCGGCGGTCGTCGATGGTGTTTTCGGAGCTGGATTGGCTTCGCAGGTGGGCGAGGTACCGCTCGATGAGTCGCGTCAACATACTGTTACATCCTGCTCACGCGCTGTGTCTTGGCATCCGTCGATGGGTTGGTGTTTAGGCTGCTGCAGAAACAATCAGCTCTGGTCGGCGGATACGCGAGTTGGGGGTTTGCCGTCCGCGTGGGCCGAACGTACGAGGCTTTCTGGGTAGGGCAACCTTGGGAACCGTAGTTTGCACTCGGGGTGCCCCGATGTGAGTTACGACGCGTCCCTCGCGGTCAGGGATCAGGTCAAGGACGTCCACGCCCAGCGCGTCGGCGAACCGCTGTAGATCGTCGAGGTTGATGGCCTGCGCGCCCGTCAGCCGGAAGTTGACCCAGGAGTACGACGCGCCCATGCGCCGTGCGAGCTCGCGTCCTGACAGTCGCCGAAGGCCGAGGAGTGCCCGGATCTGTCCGGCGACCTGGTCGGTCAGCCGCGCCTTCGTCTCCGATGCGGTGGTTGTCATGGCGCAACGATGACACCAGGACGATATCAAGTCAACACCCTGTGAGGAAACAATCCGTAGGCCTTGACAGTGACTCATGTCGTGAGACACCATCTCGACATGCGAAGTGTTGACCCCGAGCGCCAGCGGATAGCTGCCGAGGTGCGCGCCGAAATGGCACGCCAACAGAAGACGCAGCGCGAGGTGGGCGAGATCCTCGACCTTCCGCAGGCCTCGATCTATCTGCGATTGCAGGCCAAGCGCGCCTTCCGCGCCGAGGAACTGGCGAAGCTCGCCGAGGCCTTCGGGGTTCCGATCTCCCGCTTCTTTCCCGATGCGGTGAGTGCGGCATGAGCGTCTTCGACATCCGCGCCTCCGACAAAGGTCCCGGCCGTGCCCGCCCACCCCGCACCAAAGGCGGCGGACGCGGCAGCTCCGGCGGCGGCGGAGGCGGGTCGCAAAGCAGCGGCTGCTTCCTGTGGTCGTTCGCGCCGCCGCTCGTACTCCTCGTCATCTTCGGCGGACTCCTCGCCAACATCCACGCCCCATAACCAGCTCCGGGCGCGTCCGCGAAGCCTGTTCCGGGCGCGTCCGAGAACACCTCCTCCCACCGGTTTCTGAGGGGTGGCCGGTGGGAGGAGCCACAACCTTCACAACAGCGCGACCCGCCACTGGGAACCGGGACCGCGCAGGGCCGGACTCCCCCGGTTCGGCCCAGCCCCGCGAGCTGACCCCGCCCGGCGCTCGCGGGGCACCAAAAGCAACCGGGGTAGCGCCCACAAACGAATCACACGTTTTCCACCGCTACCCCGGGTTCCAAACCAGGACAGCAAGAGGCCCCGGCTGGAACCGGGGCCGAGGCCAACGAAGAGAAGAGGTTCAACGATGGCCACCACAAAGCCTAGAACACTAGACCTGAACGAGCTGCGCCTTGGCCACGGCGCCCACGGAAACCCCGGCGACCGCCCACCCGTCGACGAGGAGTCCTGCCTCTTGGAGGCGTGCGCCTGGATGGCCGGCGAACCATGGTCCGACCACCCCAAATGTGTTTCGGCAGTGCTGGGCACCATGGGCCGATCCCTCAACGACCTGTTGCCCTCCGGCAAACGGCAACTTCTCGTGCCGCTCATTCCGGGGATGCTGGACACCACCGAGGATGGCCTGGACGAGGCCCGCTCATACCTCGCGCTCGATTGGCTGATCCGCACCCACACCCCGGCATGGCTGGACTTGGCGGGGCTGACCGCCGAGGCGCAAACGTTGCGCGATCTGCGCCGCATCGTCGACTTGGTGTCAGCTCAGGCAGCCGGGCCGGTGGTGCGGGAGGCGCAGACCAAGGCGGCCGCCGCTGGGGCCGCCGCTTGGGCCGACGCTCGGGCCGCCGCTTGGGCCGCCGCTCGGGACGACGCTCGGGACGCCGCTCGGGCCGCCGCTCGGGCCGCCGCTCGGGCCGCCGCTCGGGACGCCGCTTGGGCCGCCGCTCGGGCCGCCGCTCGGGCCGCCGCTTGGGCCGCCGCTTGGGACTCCCTCAAACCCACCATCGACCAGCTCCAAGACTCGGCCATCCAACTCTTCACGCAGATGGTTCAAATCCAACCGGCCGATGAGGAGGCGCCGCTATGACCTACATCCCGCCGCGTGTCGTCGTCGACGACGCCTACAACAAGCTGTCCGCGTGGGTCGACGACGACCGTGACCCCGACAACGCCGCCCACGCCCTGGCCACCAACCCGAACTTGCGCTCCCTGTCACGCGAGACACGCACCGCCGTCCTGGCCCGTTTCCACGATGAATGGCAGCCGGTCGCAGGCAAAGACTTCCTGCCCACCGTCACCGAAGGCCAGGCCGACACCGACGCGCTCGAACGGATCCGCGAAGGGCTGCGTGCGTCATGACCACCAACAAAGTCTTCTACGGTCAGAAGCTGTCCGAACGGGAACGTCACGTCGTCGCCCTCGTCGCCCACGGTCTCACCAATGAGCAAATCGGCGCGAAGCTGCACCTCACCTACGACACGATCAAAACCTACACGACGTGGATCAACAAAAAGCTTGGCGCTAAGAACCGCGCTCACGCCGTCACCATCGCCGCCGTCCGGGGCTACATCAATCTTCACCAACCGATTGCGGAGGAGTTCGTTATGGCGTGTGAGTCGAGTGGCTGCTTTGAGGTGGAAGAAACCGCCGCTGGGATGGTCAGCATCCGCGGCGCGGATTCTCCATGGGACGTCCGGAATTATGCAGTCGATACGACGGAGGCGTGGCTAAAGTTCCGCGACGACATCAAGGCAGGCAAGTGGGACCACATCGGCGAATCCCAGAAGGCGGAGATCTGATGGACATCCTCGCATTCCTCGTCGTCCTGCTCGTCGGCGTGATCCTCGGCTACTGGCTGCAAAACCCGGCTTTGGCCGAACGCGAGCGTGCCATGCGGCAGAAGCTGCGCCGCGCCAAAGCGTTGCAGTCCGACGCCTGGCTCAAGGTGACCATCTCCCAGGATCAGTTGCGGTTGGTGCAGGCCGTCCGGGAACAAACCGTGGCGATGCTCAACTCGCTGGGCAAAGCGAAAGAACTCGACTTGCGGCCCGCGGAGGCGCCGATCTACGAGAACATGCTCAACTGGCTGGCACCGACCGGGGCGATGCCGACCCTCGAGCTCGACGAGCTGACCCATCAGCCGGTGCCGCCCGACGATGAGCCGGAACCGGCAGCGCGGGAACGGTTCAGCACACCGGTGGCGGGGTCTGCGCCGAAACGTAAGCCAGGGCGCAGGGTGTCGGTGGATGTCGGCGGGGACATACGCAGCGAACTGGTGGTGACGCCGTGATCCGCACCATTCTCCTCATCCCGTTCGGCATCCTCGTCGTCCTGTCCGTCGCCGCGTTTACCGCGCTGGTGCTGCACCAAGAACACGACCACAGCTCAGGCCGCCGCTGGTTCAAACCCGACGACGGGGAGGACGAGGCGTGAGCGCGCGCACCGAACCTCTCGACCTCATCGCGCGGCTGCACCGCTATGCGCTCCAGCGCGACAACCCGTCCGGAGCCAAAGCCCGCGACACAGCGATCGACACCTGGCGCCATTACGTCCTCGGCGACCGGTACATGGCGCGTGAGTTCACCCCGGCGCAGATGCGGCGGGCCAAGCACAAGGCCAACCGGGCCATGGCGCTGGCACGGCTGGCCAAACACATCAACGAAGGAGGCGAAGCGTGAAGCAGGTCATCGCTCTCGCCACCGCTGCCGCGACCGGATTCGGGTTGGGTGCGCTCGCCGTCGGCATCGTCGCATGGCGCATGACCTACGCGGGCGTGCCGAAGAAGGCAGGCAAGAGATGAGCGTGCTCATGTGGTTCGCCCTCGGCGTCTGCCTGTTCGGTGTCGCCTGCTTCGTCGCCGCCTTTACCGCGCTGGTGCTGCACCAACAACACGATCACAGCGGCGGTGGGCGATGAGCGACGACGACATCGTTGGTGTGATCGGCCCAGTCGAAGCCAAGCGGCTAGACCATGTGCTGTCCGTGCGCCTGCAGCCCGACGTGGCAGCCGCCTTACGGGACATCGCGAACGAGCGCGGAACCACGGTCAGCGAGCTTCTACGACGGGCCGCAATAGCTGCCGCGAACGAGCCCAACGTCATGCGCATCGAGTGGCTTACACCTCCGACCGTCAGCTATGGCAACGGGACGACGGCAGTGTTCACCGCGCCTCCGTCGATCGACGACGAGGAGCGTGCCGAGTTGGAACTCCTACGCGCTCAACGCCAAACACTGCTCCAAATGCTCACCCACATCGACGGCGTAGGTGACCGGCATAACGGCCCGTATCCGCAAGCGGCATGGGTTACCAGCGACACGATCCGCGACATCCTCGGCACCGAAGGCGGTGCCGCATGAGCGCGGGCCGTCTCGCACTGATCGCCGTGACCGCGGGCGGCGGCATCGCCGTCGGAGTCGCCATCGCCTTCGGCATCGTCTGGTGGGCCAGCGGACCCAGCCGCAAAGAAAGCATCCGGCAGCGCGCCACACGACGGGAGCACAGCTGATGAACCCGATCCGCTGGGCTGTGCGCCGCTGGGCTGACCCGATCCTGCGCGCCGAAAACGACAGGCTCAAGGGCGACATTGCCGCAGTCGTCAGCCGCATCAACGCATTGGATGCCCGCGCGACCGTGCTGCTCCAAAAGCAGGCCCGCCCCGGGTCCGGATGGAAGCCCTCACCCGACTTGCAGGCCGCCATGGACCGGCAGACCGTACGGCGCAAAGCCCACACGGCAGCCGGCGACGAGGAAGCCGCGGACAAGCGGGTGAGAGACCAATGAGCATCAGGCGCGTCAACCGCGGCAAGTCCCACTCCTACGTGGACAGCGACACCGGCACCCGCATCCCCGGCACCACGACCATCATCGGCGAAGGGGTCCCAAAACCCGCGCTCATCAACTGGTCCGCCAACGCTACCGCTGAGGCCGCCGTAGACCGGTGGGAAGAGCTGAGCGCGCTCGCGCCGTCCGCCCGCCTCAAAGTGCTTCAGGGCGCGCGTTACGCCGTCAAGGACGAGGCCGCCAACCGGGGCACGCTCGTGCACAACTGCGCCGAGAAACTTGTCCACGGCGACCGCGTTACCATCCCCGCCGGGCTCGAAGGATATGTCGAGTCCTACGTCCACTTCCTCGACGAGTTCGACGTCCAGCCCATGCTGGTCGAGAAGACGGTCTGGTCACAGCAGCACAACTACTGCGGCACGTTCGACCTGATCGCCGAGCTGCTCGACCCGGAGGACCCCGAACCCGACCCGGAGTTGCGCCGCCGCCATGTCTGGCTGCTGGACATCAAGACCAACCGGTCCGGGATCTTCGGCGAGACGGCACTGCAACTGGCCGCCTACCGATACGCCGACTTCTGGATCGACGAAGACAAGGACGCCGAAGTCGAGATGCCCGAGGTCGACCGGACCGGCGCGGTGCATGTGCGCGCGGACGGCTACGACCTCGTGCCCGTCGAGGCGGGACCGTTGCAGCACCGCTACTTCCTGTACGCGCAGCAGATCGCCGAGTTCACCGCCACCTCACGCGAGCTCGTCGGCGAACCGGTCATCAGCCCGCGCTCAAGCGTGTGGCGTCTGGCCCGGGAGGAATCATGAGCGAGCCGACGATGGCCAACCTGGCCGCAGCACTGGCCAAGGTGCAGGCGCAACTGCCCAAGCTGGAACGCGACCGCACCGTCACCGTGCAGCAGAAGAACGGCGACACCTACTCCTACTCGTATGCGACGCTGGCGAACCTGTCCGAGACCGTGCTGCCGCTGCTGGCCAGTCACGGGCTGAGCTTCGCCGCGATGCCCGGCGTGGGGGCGGACGGCAAGATGTGCGTGCGCTACCTGCTGCTACACGAGTCCGGCGAACAGCTCTCCGGCGAGTTCCCGATCTCCGGCGAGGGCGGCATCCAGATGATCGGCGGCCGGATCACCTACGCCCGCCGGTACTGTCTGGCCGCGATCGTCGGTGTCGCCGCCGACGAGGACGACGAGGCGCGGCTTTCCGATGAGTCGCCACGTGGTACCGCGCAGCGCGCCACACGAGCAACGCCAAGCGCCCGGCAGGCATCGTCCCCGGCATCGGACGCACCGGCGGCCAAGACGGCGCAGCGGGCGTCTCAGCCGGCCCCGCCGCCGCTTCCCGGCGATGACGGGCCGAGGCGTATCAGCGACAAGCAGCTGACCAAGCTGCACATCCTGATGGGCGAGGCGGGATACAGCGCCGAGAACCGCGACGAAGGTCTGGCGTTCCTGTCGGGGAAGGTGGGCCGGGATCTGACGACGTCGAAGGAGCTCACACTCCGCGAGGCCGCACAGATCATCGACGCTCTTGAGCGAAAGTCGGTGCCCTCATGATCGAGCCGTTTGTGTCGGCGGAATGCCGCAGCGACGGGTGCGGGTCGTGCCAGGACGGCGGCTGCACCTGCGGCTGCCACCACATCGGCGACGAGGAGGCAGCGTGAGCACCTACGAGGCGATGGCGCGCGCATTCCAGATCTTCGCCGAGTACAGCGGCCACGGACGCGCCGGTATCAGCGCTGAACATGACGTGATCTATGCGGGGCCAGATCCTTCGGTTGTCAGCGAAGAGCATCTGATGGAGCTGGCTGAACTGTTCTGGCTGCCAGAGCCCGAGTTCGACACGTTCCGGAGGTTCACATGACCGCCGCCGACGCCCGCGAGCAGATCCCCGACGCGGTCCACTGGGCGGCACTGCTCGCCTACGCCCAGAAACGCTGGCATGGCGTCACCGACATCCACGACCCGGCCACCTCGCAGCTGCTGGACAACGAGGTCCACGAGGAGGCGTTCAACGCCGCTCTTGCCTCCGCCTTCCGCGCGGGCGCTGAGGCGGCGCTGGACCGCGACGAATGGCGGGTGTCCAGCGTGGAGCCGCAATATTCGACAGCGGAATCATTCAACGACCGGGCCGATGCTGAGCAAATGTGCGCCGTCCTGAACAAGAAATACGGCGGCTTCTGGATCGAGCACCGCCGGGTCGGGGCCAGTGGGTGGCAGAAGGTGCAGCCGTGAGTCAGCTCGACGATCTTCTCCCGGACGACGACCACCCGGACTCGCCCGCGTTCCGCCGCGCCCTCCTCGTCGAACTACGGAAGATCGTCATCGTCCGGCGCGGGGTCACACTACGGCTACGCAGAAAGGGACGGACATGACCGCGCTCCCCATGTCCGAGAACGACCTCAAAGACACCGTCATCGGCATGTGCCACGCCTTGCACCTGCTCGTCGCCCACTTCCGGCCCGCGCAAATCCGGCCCGGGAAATGGGTGACACCCGTCGAAGCCGACGGTGCCGGGTTCCCAGACTGTGTGATCACAGGGCCGGGCGGGGTGGCGTTCGCCGAACTGAAAGCCGAAGGCAAATACCCGAGCGCCGAACAACGCGTGTGGCTCAACAAGCTCGCTAAGGCCGGCGCCGACGTCTACGTGTGGCGGCCCAGACATCTACGCGACGGCACCATCGAGGCCGCGCTCAAACTGCTCGCGGCGGCACGCCCATGAAACCGACAATGCTCGATCTTTACTGCGGGGCTGGCGGAAGCGCCCGCGGATACCAACAAGCCGGATTCCACGTCACCGGCGTCGACCACAAACCCCAACCCCGCTACGCCGGCGACCGGTTCATCCAAGGCGACGCCCTCGAACACCTGAAAGCACACGGCCACGAATACGACGCCGTCCACGCCTCACCGCCGTGCCAGGACCACTCGCCCCTCAAATCGCGCGCGGGCGAACACGGCACAGGTTGGCTACTCGAAGCCACCCTCGAAACCCTCACCACGCAGCCGGCTGTCTGGGTAATCGAAAACGTCGGCGCCGCACACAACCGCGCCGATCTACTCCTGTGCGGCGAAATGTTCGGTCTACGCACCATCCGCCACCGCCGCTTCACCGTCGACCCGCGCTTCGCCGGACTCCTCGCCGTGCCGCCGCACCCCAGACACAGTCGGCCCACGTCGACCTTCCAGCGGCCAGCGCATTTCGCGGACGGCTATCACATCTCGGTCACCGGGGACGTTGGCGTCTGGGTTGGCCCCGCATGCATGGGCATCGACTGGATGAGCGGCGCCGAACTTTCGCAGGCGATCCCGCCGGCCTACACCCGTTTCATCGGCGAGCAGTTGATCGACTGCCTCATGCCGCTCGGCACCGCACACAAGGAGGACCTGTGACACCGAAGCAGCAGCTGACAGAGCTACTGACCTGCACCCAGCGCAACTGGCGCAAGGTCATGGACGGGCCCGACCTGCCACGTGAAGAGCGTATGCACACCATGGCGCACGCCTGCTCCTACTTCTCCAGCGCCTGGCTGCTGCGCGCGCTGATCCAGGCCGACGAGGAAGCCGCGCGGGAGGCAGTCCGCCGCCTGGACGGCATCCTCAACGACGGCGGCGCGGTCGGCGAGTGGACATGGGATCTGCTGCAGGAGTTGGGCATAGATCCCGCCTCACTGGCCACGGAGGCAAACAAGTGAGCGACGAGATAGAGCGGTCCGAACGGCAGGCCGACGAGCATTACCACCGGCAACTCGTCTCCCGCGACAACACGATCGCCGAGCTTGGCGCGTCCAACGCCCGGCTCATCGAAGAACGCGACCAGCTGCGTGCCGAGCTTGACCAACTCCACGCCAACGCCGAGATGGTGGCGCACCTGAAAGCCGCGACGATCGTCAAGGAACGCGACGAATTGCGCGAACGGATGTATGGACTGGAGCAATGGCGCAGGCTGGTCTCCGACTTAGACCGTTGCCCGCACGGCCGCCACGAAGGCGACACCTGCGCAGGCTGGCGCGGCCCCGGCCTATACGACGGCGGTTGCCGAGACGGCATCAGCCTGGGCAACCCGCTGCTCGGCGGTATGGCAGTACTGGGCGTCGGCCTCGACGGCGCGCAGCTAATCCGGGTACCCGAAGAAAAGGCCGATCGGGTCAACGCCGAGCGCTGGTATGCCCCCGCTGAACCGGGCGAGATGTTGCATCACCACCTCGCTGGCTATGTGGGCCAAGAGGAGGCCGCGAAGGTCGGCCTAACCCCGGACTCCCGCGAGGCTCCCACCAACACCCACACGTGGGAGCAAGAGCGCGACGAGTGGGGCCATAGCCCGGGCGAACGGTGTGAGAGCACCCACAACACCGGCGAGGAGATCGTGCGCTGCTACCGCATGAAGGGCCACACCAAACAGCACGCGTCGGGCATCTTCACGTACTCGCCACGGTGGTCCGACACCGTGGACGAGGACGCCGACTACATCCTGCCCAGCATGGGCACCGTCGTCGGCGAATGGGTGAGCGTCCCGGCAGCGCAGCACGAGGCCGAGCGCAAGGCCCTGGACGCGCTGCGACAGTGGCGGAAGGACTTCGCAGTCTGGCGCATCGACGCCCCGATGGGCGATCTCATCGCCGCCGTGGACGGGCTCGACGCGGCAACCGGTGAGGCCACACCGAACCCACCCGGCAACGAAGACGACGGCGGCGTTGGAGTGAAGCCATGACTAAGGCAGCCATCTGCGTGCACTGCTGGGACATCATCAGCCCATACCGTTACTGGGAGACGGACCGCCGCTGGCGCTGGTGCGAATGCGAGCATGCCGCCGTCCGCTGGCGTGACGGTTACCGAGGACTCCTCGAAGTCACCACCCTCCATGGCCCTGATCACGTCCGCGTCCTTGGCATCAACAACAGCTTCCTCACCGCAGCGATCCAATCGGGCTCCGCTTTTAGTCCCGACGAATGGCGAGAATTCCACACCGCCAGCACTGATGCTGTCGCACCGAATTACCTGTTCCACAAGGACAAGCGGGCCTGCTGGGCACTACTGATCGCCATCGGCGAGAGCGGCGACGTGACCTACGTGCCCCCTGGTGAGGTGCTCACCGCCGCTCCTGCCGTCTCGGGCGGCACGGCACACGACGGCGGGGAGGCGTGATGCAGCTCGACCTCACCGAGGCGCTACAGGCCGCGCAAGTCAGGGCAGCCCAACTCGGATACGGAGCCGTGGACGACCGCATCCTGTTCGCCTATGGCCGCGTGGCCATACCGATCATCGAGCGGCAGGTGCGGGAGAAGGTCGCGCAGGAGATCAAAGACTTCGCCAAGGAAGCCGCGAAGACCGACTCACCCGACGCGATCCTCGGCCTCATCACCGCATCCCACATCGCAAGCGGCCAGAAGGCGTCGTCATTCGACCAGTTGGCAGACGAGCTAGACGCCGCCATCGCCCGCGGTGATGCGGCGGGAAACGAAACGACAGGAGGAGACAGGTGAGCGACACCATCCCGTACAGCAAGGTCAAACAGGTGCTTGCGCTGCTGGACATCGCAGACCCGACAGTCGTCACGTTCGTCCGCATGGACGCACACGAGATCGCCATCAGCTACATCACCGACAAGGCACGGCTCGGCTTGCGCGGCGGCCTGCTCCTGGAGGAGGTCACAAAGCGCATCGACTACAGCGAGCCGCATCCGGACGCGCCGCACTACGAGCAACCCGCAGAAGCGGCGCGGCACGGGTAGCAACACCACGGCACGGCACGGCGCGGCAGGGCTAGCGGCAGCCGGCCCACACCAGACAGGCAAGACGCAAACGAAAGAAAGCGAGGAACGGGTGGCACGTATCCGCTCGGTCAAGCCCGAACTGCGCGATTCGAGGATCGTGCAGACGTGGCCGTTCGAGGTCCGCTACTTCTGGGTGCTCTTCTGGGGGTACCTGGATGACTTCGGCCGCGGCCACGACATGCCCAAGCGGATAGCCGGCGACTGCTTCCCCAACGACGACGTCACCGCCCAAGACATCGACAAGTGGCTTGACCTGATGACGCACGGCATCGACGAGCGGCCCGCCCCGGTGTGCCGCTACGAGGTCGCAGGCAGCCGATACATCCATGCAGTGAACTGGTCAGAACATCAGAAGCCGAACCGCCCGACGAAGTCACGCATCCCCAAATGCCCACTCCATGAGCCGCTCAGTGAGGATGACAGTGAGCCCCTCAACGGGAATGCAGTGCTGGGAGCAGCGGCAGCAGCAGAGCAGGGGAGCAGGGGAGCAGCAGCACCGGCGCGTGAGCCCGTCACTGAACTCGCCCCCGGAACCGACCAAGCCGCCCGCCTGATCGTCGACGCCGCGTACGTCGACCCCGCTCTCGCCATCGAAGCCGCCCAGCTCATCGCCCGGGAACGCAAGCACCGCAACCTACCCGGCCTCGTCTCAAGCATCATCACCGCCGGCGAACTCGGCCAGTGGCTACCCAAAGCCGAAGCGGCCCTTCAAAAACGCGCGGTTGCCGCCGCACAAGCTGCGGCACGCGCATCGCCGCCCTGCGCACATGGAGTCCCCGGAGGCGACCAGCTCCATCCCGTTAGCCATGAACCGTTTTGCCCACAATGCCGTAGGGAGGCCAGAGCATGAACCACGTCGAGTTGCGTCGCCGCGAATACGCCGACCTCGACACGCTCGCCGACCGCCTGGAAGAGATTCCACTGTGGACCGAGGGCGCCCGTCAGTGGCTCAACGAGGTCGAGGCCATCGCGAACTCCAAGAGCGGCCGGTTCCCGCTGGTGCGGTATGGCGAACGCGACGCTATCCCGGCCTTAACCCGGCGACTCGTTCTTCGGAGAGACAACCACCACTGCAAGCGCTGCGCCAGCGACGTGCGGCTCCAACTCGACCACGTTGTGCCCTGGTCCTTCGGCGGCCCAGATCGCAGCACCAACCTGCAGACGCTGTGCGAATGGTGCAACAGCGACCGCTCGAACTTCCGGGAGGCCGGGCTGCCCCGCCTCATCGGCGTCACCGCCGTCTGCGACCCGTGCCTGTACATCCATGACGGCAACATGTCCGACCTGCACAACCGGGCCTACATGTGGACGCAGTGCCCTCGCTGCCGGGCCTGGGGTGAGGACTGGGAACGCGACGAGCACGTGCCGGCCTACTGCGGAACTTGCGACTGGACGTCGTGGGTCAGCGATCCGCGCCGAATCCTGTGAGCCGAAGCCCTGTGACCGTCCCGACCCCCGAAAGGCCAAACACATGAGCCAAGTCCGCCTCCTCATCGACGTCCACAGCCGCGTGGCCGAGTTTTCGCGCACCATCCACCCCATGGACGTTGGGGACCTGGAAGCCGCCCGCCGCACCCTTGACAAGGCCTACCTCGAAGCCCGCAGCTGGCTTGATCACGAGATCGGCAAGCCCATACCGCTTCCGACCCGCAGCAAGGAGCCCGCATGACCTCCCCCGACCCCACCCCCGTCACCGATGTGACCGAGGAAACCAACGCCATGCGCCGCATCGACGCCCTACTCAACCGCCTCGACGAACGGGCACGCATGCGCGTCGTGCGCTGGGCCGGCGAGCGGTACACGAGCGACGAGGAGGACAAGTGAGCGACACCAGGACGGTCTACATCTCGATCGGCAACAGCGACGACAAGCTGACCCAGGCCGAGTGGTCGGCGTTCTACCGCCATACCCGCCAGGCCATCGAGGGCTACAGCCAAGTCATCCACGGCTCGTGGGTGTCGCGGACCGAAGACCCGTGGCAGAACGCCTGCTGGTGCTTCGAGCCGATCGCCGACCACTCGGCACGCGCCGGGCTGAAGCGGGTACTCGCCCAGATCGCCGCCGACTACCGCCAGGACACGATCGCCTGGGCCGAAGCCAGCACCGAGTTCATCAAGGCAGCCGATCATGGCTAGCCGCCGATGCTCCTACTGCGACGATCCGATGCCGTGGTGGTCGAAGTTGTTCTTCTTCCACACCTGCCGCAACTGCGCCTACCGCATGAGCATGGGCGTCCAGCCACGACGCCCCAAGACGCCCGAGGAGCCGTCATGACCGCCAACCTGCCCGCGCACCGCGACGACCGCGAAACACCCGCCACCCGGCAAGCCCGCATCATCCCATTCCCCAACCAGGCCGACCCACTCGGCAACATTCTCGACCTCGGCACCGAAATCCAAGACATCAACAACCGTCACACCAAAGAACTCGTCGCCGCCGTCCTGCGCATCCTCGGCCAGGAATGCCCCATCCCCGGCTGCGGCGCACGGCTCACCGCAGACCGCGGCCGGGTAGCAGCACACATGGGCCAGCACCGGCTACGCGACCAGTGGACGGCACGCATGCGGGGATGGAAGTGGTGAGCGTGACAGACCGCGAAGAACAGGAAATGGAGCGGCGCAAACTCGCCGGGCTCAGCGACCAGAACATCACCATCAGCGGCCGACTCGACGGCCGGTTCACGGCAACCGGCCCCGCATACTTCCCAACGGCGCAACCCGCCCGCGTCACCTACCGCCGGCCCGAGGGACGCTGGCAGCGGATCAAATACTGGCTGAGGCGCCACGGGATGCGCTGGCTCAAGATCCGGTACGTCACCTACAGCGTCGACGCAACCGTCGGCCCACGGCACGGCGAGACGCCCCCCATCAAGCCAATCGGGTCGATCACGCGTGGCAAGGAAGTGCAATGAGCGAACACCGGCGCCCCTGCCAAGCCGAAGCGCCACCCCCACTGTTCGGCTACCCGCTATCCGACCCGCACATCCACGACCCGCACCGCCACGCCTGCATCCACGACGCCGCCGACGACAACGGCGTCGAACACGAATGCGAATGCGGAATGACCTGGCAGGTAAGGACGCGGGCGCCGCGGCCAGCAGAAGTTCAACGCGTAGGCAACGAACTCAGGGAGCGAATCGCTGAAATCAGGGCCGAATGGGAAGCCAAACGCGTTGCGGATGCCGAGGAGGCCAAACCATGACCGACGCCCTAGAAGTCCAACGCATCAAAGCCGCCAACACCAAACTCACCCAACAAATCCAAGCCCTCAACGAACGCCTCACCACCAACACCCAAACCCTGAAAGACGCCATCACCGCCGTCAACCAAAACATTGGCCCACTCATCGCAGCAATCCCCCAAGACATCACCATCACCTGGCCCAACCCATGGCCAGACACCGGCTACGGCATCTGGACCCAAATCGCCACCGGCAACGCCGTCCTCGGCCAAATCCACGCCACACTCAAAGCCAACTCCAAAACCGAAACCGAATGCGTCGTCACCGTCCTAGCAGCCGTAGCCGTCACCAGCGCAGGCCTCGACGTCATCGGCGCAAGAACATGAACCCCCCATATCACTACGTCGACGGCGGCATCGCCATCAGCCTCATACTGCTGATCGCACTCCTCACCGCCGCAGTGATCTCGCTGATATCCAAAAAAGGCGGGAAACGATGAACCCAGACCGCTGGAACGCCGATCTAGCCCGCCAACACCTAATCGAACACCTCGAAGAACTCGCCCAACTCACCCCAGCCCTCACCGAAGCCCTCGCCCGAGACCACACACCCAACACCGGCACCCGAATCGCCGTCAGCGGCCTAACCCTCTCCCTACCCGTCAACCCCGACGTCCTACGCGCCCTCAACGAAATCCCCATCACCTACCTGCCCTACTACCTCGCCGACTTCGAACACGCCATCTCCACCGGCGACCAGGCAACCGCCAAACACATCACAACCCAAGCCGGCCACTGGCGGCGCCTAGCCAAACGCGCCCTCGGCCTACTCCTCTACGACCGCCCCCTGGCCCAACCCTGCCCACAACACGACCTGCCACTCACCGAACTCGTAGCCCTCGGCGACGAAGGCTGGATCACCCAAGACAGCCGCGGCCTATACGTCAAATGGCTCAAAGACCAACGAATCTGGTGCCGCCACTGCGGATCACTATGGGAACCCCGGCAAATGCTGCTACTCGGTCGGCTACTACGGTGGGCCGAGAAACGGCGCAACCAGACCGCCGCCCAAGACGACGACACGCCCGCTGACCTGGAAATTGCGGCCTAAAAAAGATCCTGTTACGCTTCCCGCAACTAGACCAACCATGCCCACAGACGGCCTTGAACCTCAGGGAGGCTTGCTGTGGGCGTACTCGTACCCACCGCCGTCGCCGCCCACGCCCTCGGCGTCACCCCAGACGCCATCCGCCTACTGCGGCACCGCGGCAAAATCTCCCGCCACGGCACCAAACAACGAGCACTAGTCGACCTCGAAGAACTCGCCGCGCTCGACTACCGCCGCCAAGCACACGGCTCCGACTCCACCCGGCGCGACACCAACACCTGACCAGCCGCATCCAACACCCGCACCGACCGGAAACCCTGCCCCGAAGCCGACCAAAAACTCTCCAACGCCGCACACATCTGCGACGCCGGAACCCGAGCATCCGCATCCGCCCACAACGACGTCCGCACCGACAACCAGACGCCATCCCACGACGGCTGCCCAGCAAGCCCATACCAAGACAGCCCCGAATACGTCGACCAGTAACTACCGAGCTGACTCACATCCACCTTCGCCGCCGGAGCCACAGGCGCACCAACCGGAGCCGGCTCAACAAACTGCGTCCACAACACCCCAGCCACCAACACCCCCACCACCACAGCCGACCCCAAAAACCACAACACCCGACCCGCCGACACCGGCCCACGCGCCACAACCCCACCCGACATGCCGCCAGTGTCAGCCCCCACGTCAATGAATCCCCTCGGATGATCCGGCACACAAACCCGCCCAGGTGACCCATGGCCAACCGCAGACCACCCCACCGCAAAGGCACCACCGGCCGCCCCTACCGACGCCTACAAGCCTGGGTCTTCGCCACCTACAACCACTGCTGGATCTGCGGCCACCAAGTCGATAAGACCCTGCCATACATCGACCCCCAAACCGGCCTAGTCAACAAACTCAGCAAAAGCCTCGACCACGTCATCCCCTGCAACATCCGCCCCGACCTCACCCTCGACCCAGCCAACGCCCGGCTAGCACACTTCACCTGCAACTCATCCCGCGGCAACGGCACCAAACGCAGCCGACACGCAACACTCATCGCCAGCGTCAAATGGTGATCGGCGAGGCCGCGGCCTCGTTTTTTAGGCCTTCCTCCGGCTGAC